CCCGTAACAAGATAGACCTCTTCACTACAAGTCAAATGCATAAAAAGAGGAGCAAATTCTGGATCAATCTTCCCCCTACTAGGAGTCAAAGTTCCATCAACATCAAAAATAAATTTTTTCAATTAATTACTCTGGCTGATTAAACGGTGCGACTATAACATCAGCACATAAGTAACTCATTGTTGACTCAGGATGATACTCAATTCCAAATCGTTTTAATTCACCACAATTCTTAAGTCGGGCTATATCATAATCCAGTTGCCTATTCATAAGCATCTGTCGTTTCATATCCTTATCTGGTCCTCGACCAACACCGACAATAGAAAATCCCGCTACAACTGCAGTTGCTATAGCAATAACATTAACTGTTGTTTGATTCAAATACTTTTTCATAATTACTCCGTTTCTTGGGTCTTTCCTTTCTTACCGATGTTATACTTCTGTTCTAAAATCCAATCACCCTTATCCTTATATGCCAGAACCTTAATTTGATTCAAAGGAGCAATATCAGAAACTGAATCAGGTTTTACTACTGAAATAAGTCCCCAATCAGCAAGTAAGCGAGTAATGCGATTGCGACGTTGTACGTCGTTAGATGTGAGATTAGCATGTTTTCCATCCAACGCAAACAATTCTTTAAAATGTACAATATAATATCTACCTTGCTTGTGCAAAATATGACAAGATTGATAGAGTTTTTTCTCCTTCCTCGATGCTACTCCAATTCGTGTTAGAGTCTCACGTACTTTTAAGAAATCGTCCGGTTCATTAAGAAGCACCTCTACCATTTGGTCCTGAGACCACCTAACTTCAGGTTCTACCGTGGTAGTCATTTTATTCCTCCAGTGTCAAGTCGTTGTTTAATGTAATCCAATTGTTGTTTTGATAAAATTTTCAAAGCTTGTGATGCTTTTTCGTTACTATAACCATAGTATTGTTTTACGATTTCAAGATCCGTGACTTTTTCCTTACGGAGCCAGGGAGAAAATCTCTTCTTTTTTCTAAGAGTATTTAGATAAAATGAATATTGCATATCTTTGTCTAGGTTAGGATACCTATTCATTTCATTAGCAAACAATATACAATCAAGATGACCTGATAGACAACGATTAATAATATATGGAGGATAGTCCTTAACTATACTAAGATCTTCCTCTATCAAATTCTCTTTATTAAAATTAATAGAATTCAACCAATCTTTAAGTTCTGTCATTTTTGCAATTCCTTAATCTTATCTTTCCAATAATCCCTCTCCTCCTCATCAATCCAAGGAGAGTGGGCCATAATATTTGCGTGTTGTAACCAATGGTCTTTAGTCCAATCCTTACGGGGCTGACCTTTATACTGTTTTACATTACCAATACTCATTCAGCAAGACCTTCTTTTTTTAACCTATTATAATTATAGCATCCCTCAAAGGTAGGTTGGACCTTTGGTTTATTATAATTCATCAACAGTAACTCCTTTCTTCTCTTCTGCTCCCTCATATATTCACCAACAGAACGCATGGTATAAGTCAAATCGAATTCAGCAGCCTGCCAATTCTTAAATCGGTCCTTTACTAACTGATCTGAATTATAACTAATCATCATATCAATTTTATACTTATCACAATCCTCCGCAAACTTATCATGATCAAATCCTTTATGCATATCCCCCTTCTTACCATAGAGATTATCCTTAATATCATAAGGAGGATCAAGATACATAAAGATATCCTTATGAACATCTCTCTCCATTAAGTACTCATAAGAATACCCATTAATATGCCAATTAGATATTATATCAGAATATCCAGGTAACTTCTCAATACCCCTCATAGAGAAATTAGAAACAGATGCTTGTTTTGAAAACGAAGAAGATTCAGTTAAACCACTGAATGAACATTTATTAACAATATAAAATGCTGCTGCACGTTCAATACTATCTACACCACTCTTATTAATTGCTTCTTTAGCATTAAGAAAAAGTTCTAATGCAGGAAATTCTGTACCCTCCACTTTTCTTAATTCTTTAGGAGGATCTGGATGGTTATTTTTATAATCTACTAACTTCTCTGTTAATTCGTCACCAAACTGCTGCAACTGAACCCAAAAATTTACCAAGGGTTCATATAAATCATTAACTGTAATTTTTAAATGAGGATACTTCTTACTAATATGAAGCGCAACACTTCCTCCACCTAAAAAAGGTTCTCTAAACTCCACGTAATTACTAAGATCTGGAAAGTACTGATCCATCTTAGTACAAGCACGAGACTTGCCACCAGGATAACGTAAAGGAGTCTTATACGCTTTCAGAGATTTTATTGTCATATTCAATAATAATGCGTTTTGCTCTTTCACCATTGGTGTTAATTATGGATTGGTTAAGGTACTCCCCACCAAGCATAATTGATAGTTCTTTAATTCGTTCTAAAATATGCTTCTCATTATGGATAGTCATAGAAACCCTCAGGAACAATCATAGGATTTCTTCTAACTCTACCAAAATCCAATACTATAGGAGCCTCTAATACACTTTTAATAGTATTAGACATCCTACGATATCCAGTACCAACATACAACTGACCTGCTAATACAGATAGTGTAGCAGTACCCCAGAAGATATAGTACCACCTAGATTTAACTTGGTGTCTTTGTTTCTTTTTTAATTTACTTTTCATAATAGTCATTCTACACCATCCTTACTGGCATTGGCAAGATTCTTTCTAGTAAGTTCATTATTTAGTTGTCTTTCCAACTCAATTTCTAAAGATATAAGATGCTCTTTAAGATACTCTTCCCATTCATTATCCTCTATTAAATCATGCAGATGTGCAATATGCTCAAGTGCAAAAATTAATTTAGTCTGTGAATTCATTCGCATAATTCAGATAAAGAAAATAGACTAGAGAGTTTTAATTCAGCAGATTCCATAAAATCATCCGCTTCTCCATTTTCCTGGCGATCTACAATAGCAATAACATCATTGACCACATAACCCGCGTCACGCAATCTAGTTGCTGCTTTAATCGATGAACCACCTGTGGTAATAACATCCTCCAAAACAGTCACTACAGACCCTTCTGGGGGCAGAGGGCCCTCAATCCAAGCACCTGTACCATGACCCTTTGCTTCCTTACGAACTATTAAAGCATTGACCATTCTACCATCCAAAGCAGACACTAAAGAAACACCACTAACTAAAGGATCAGCCCCTAATGTCAATCCTGCTACCACATTAGTTTTCACTTCTTTTAACAGCAATAAACTAACAAGAGTAAGACCCCTTCCACTTAAAATTACCGGTTTACAATTTACATAATGCTCACTAGTCTTCCCAGAAGAAAGTTTAAATTCCCCTTTCTTATAAGCATGTTTCTTTAACAGTTCTAATAATTCTTCCTTCATTTGAAATTACACTCCATAGTAACTTTACCACATTGAACAGGTCCATTGATCATAAAATTTCCTGCCAAAGAATATCTATCAAAGTCCTCCTCCAATTCATCAATACCATGTATCATGGTAGCAGGAAATATATATAAATCTCCCGTCTTAGGGGTAAATCCCCAATTACTACTATTGAATTTATTATGTTCCTGATAAGGGAAACTTAAAGTAGTTCCAAATAACTTTTCTCTAGGATACGTAACAAAAGAACCAGAAGTATCATTTACTAAAGGATACCATGCAAAAGCAATTACTGCATTCTCATGATAATGTTGTTGACCCCAATCTCCTTTCTTATGAAGATTAGCCCAGGAAGATATATGAACTGGAGTTACTACTTTAGCATATCCACAGTAATCATAAAAGTATTCTTCAACTTTTTGTGTTATAAGTTTTTTTATTCCTTTTAATAATGGATCGTCTAATAACTTCTCATGAGTCATATATCCAGTATTATGCCGATGAAATTTCTGAGACTTAATATATTCTAATACTTTAAGTGGAACCTCTATGTGGGTTTGAAGTAAGGGAGTAGCATATAATTGATGTAAAGTATCCATCACTTAAACTCGCATTCCACCATAATTTCAGTAAGACAAGCAAGCAGATTTATTTCTTGATCCGCCACAAATGCAATTTGGTATTGATACTTAGCAATAACAAGCACAGCAGCAGGAATGGTGCTAGGAACCAAGGAATCGTAAAGACTATCGTAAATACGACGCAAAAGTACAGAAGGATCATTGTCCAAGTTATTGACACACCATTTACGTACTTCCGGAAAGTTTTTATCTTTGAGATTTTTAATGAGATCATTTACCTTTACATCACTAAAGTGAGCCAAAATTCCACTATCTATCTTACCTCCCACCGAGTATCTTTGACACTCATTGAGAAC